TAAAAATTTTAATTACAAAGGCGGTTTAATTAAGAAGGATGGTAAAGAAATCCCTCCAACTACAAATTTTGGAATAGTTACAGGATTTGATTACCTGGAGTGTATTGATGTAGATTTAAAAGTATTTTCAACAGCAAAAGAACAGATTGCATTTTGGACTGAATATATTGGTTATTTAAAAGATAATATTTTAGATTTTGAAGATAAGATAGTAGTTTATAAAACTAAAAACGCTGGTTATCATTTACTCTATAAATCAAAACGAGTTGAAGGAAATCTAAAATTAGCAAAACTTAAAGGACATAAAGAAGCTGTCATTGAAACGAGAGGAATAGGTGGTTATATTTTTACCTATCCTGATAACAAAGTTTATAAAAAAAGTTACCATGATATTGATTTTATTAGTGATGAAGATAGAGAAATTATTATTAGTTTTTCTAAAATGTATGATTATCAAGAACCAATTAAAGAAATAACAGAAACAAAGAAAATAAAAAGCGAATATGTTGAAGGAGAAATATTGCCTTGGGATGATTTTAATAATAAAAATAATATTTACGATATAGTTGCTTCTGAATTTACAATTGTTGGAAATCACAAAGATAAGTACATTATTAAAAGACATGGGAGCAGTTCACCGCATAGTGGTTATATTTTTAAAAATGATAATTTAATGTTTTTATTTTCTACAGGAACAATATATCCACATGAAAAACCAATTTCACCTTATACAGCTTATACTTGGCAAAAATTTAATGGTGATTTTAGTGCTTCCGCAAAACAAATTTATATTGATGGTTATGGAAGTAGAAAAGTAAAAAATGAATTAGAGCCAAAAGAAAAAATTATAATTAATAAATCAGATCTTGAATTCCCTATTGATGTATTTCCAAAATCAATTCAGTCTTATATTTTAGAATGTAACCAAACTTTAGACAGTTCTATAGATTATATGAGTTGTTCTTTATTATGGCTAACTTCATTAAGTATTGGTAATAGTATGCAAATAGAAGTCAAAAGAGGCTGGACTGAAATTGCTACGATTTGGGTGGCCATTGTTGGTAAAGCCGGTATAGGAAAAACACCATCCATATCAAATATTATATTTCCTTTAGAAAAAATAAATAATAGAGAAATAGCAAATTATATTAAAGAATACGAAAAATATGAGTATTACAATGGACTTTCAAAGAAAGATCAAGAAGAGTGCATGGAAGTCAATAAACCTATTAAAAAACAATTTATAGCCAATGATATTACTATTGAAGCTTTAGTTGATTTGCATCAACAAAGCGATAATTCAGTTGGAGTTTTTAAAGATGAATTAGCAGGATGGTTTAAAGATATGAATAAATACAAGCCAGGTTCAGATTTAGAGTTTTGGTTATCTACTTGGAGTGGAAAGTCTGTAAATTTAAATAGATTAACAAGAGCCGGATCATTTGTTGCAAAACCATTAATTCCTGTTCTTGGAGGTATTCAACCAAGTATTTTTAATTCATTTTATACTGACGACAATAAAGATAATGGTTTTATGGATAGAATGTTATTATCATTCCCTGATTTAGTTATTGAAAGTTATAATGAAAATGAAATGAATTATGATACTATTCAATGGTATAGTGATACTATAATTGCTTTTTATGATACTATTAAAAATAAAATTATTAATCGAGATGCTGATGGAGCCATTGTACCTAAAGTAGTTAAATTCAATGCTGAATCCAAATTGGAATGGATGCGAATTTTTAATGAAATAACAGAAATTCAAAACAGCGAAAGTGAAAATGAATATATGAAATCAATGTTGCCAAAGCAAAAGTCTTACATTCCACGCTTTGCTCTTTTAATACACGTTTTTGGCGCAATAGGGCAAACAAATTACAATTTAGATGAAATATCAGTTGATTCTATTTTAAAGGCGGAAAAGCTATCTAAATACTTTATCGCTATGGCTAAAAAAGTTAAAATTGATAGTATTGAAGTTTCAGAAATACGAAAGGTTTTAAAAACTAATGATGGTAAAACCAATAAAGATAAGTTTGCTTTGCTTTATGAAGCCAATAAAAACTTAAATAAAAAAGAAGTATCTGAACAACTTGGCGTTTCATTGCAGATGATTTATAAATATATTAAAGAATTAGATAAATGACAAAATACGAATACTTATTTGATGCTAATGATAAATTAGTTCATCATTCAGAGGCAATAAGGCTAAATGAATATCGTTTATATCCTGGTGAGCCTTTAGATTATATTTATAAGCAAGGCGATGAAAGGGAATACTTCGCTAAAAAAATTGAAACAACTAATGTTTTTGGTTTGATTGGATTAAAGGAGTCTGGTATTTATGGAGAAAGTCCGGAACATTATAACGCTAAAATGAAAATAGTTCATGAAAAAAAATACTTTGATACTATTTTTAATCAATGGATTGTGTTTGATAATGTAGTTCCCGAATTTTATCACGATATAAAAAAACGACCTGATTTATCCTGTTATGATAATAATAATATTTTAGTTTGCTGTATTGAGATTTGTTACACTAATGCAAAAACTGAAATAGACATAGAAAAATTAAAACAATTAAAAGTTCCAATAATAGAAATAAACTTAAAAAATGACAACAGATGTAAACATATTGTACTTACAGAAGTACTCGAAGCTAACAAACAAAAATATACAGATATTAACTTTAGATTGCGAGAACTTGAGCAAGAGCAACAGCGAATTGAATCAGAGTATAATAGACTTGCCGATGAATTACAAAAAGGTTTATCAAAAATCACAACAGACGTTAAATACTTTGAAATCAACTTTAAATCAGAAGTCAAAAGAAGACTTGAAAAAATTGATAAATGGTTACAAACAAGACTCCAAAGATTTGGAGTTGAAGCTGATGCAGACAAAAAAATTAAACATTTCGAAAGAGAGATTAAAAGAATTGAAAATGAAGGAGAAAAACGAGATTATAGAATTGGAAAACTTGAATCAGAAGTTAAATCTGTTGAATCAAAAATTAATCAAAACAGAAACTCTTTTGATAAAATTGCAAAACAAAGCAAAATCGAATGGTTTAGAAATAGTTGGATGAATTACGCACCACAAAATGTTGTAGAAGAAATTAAATATTGGCTATCGTGAAATTAAGAGATTATCAAATAAGACTTTCAAAACAAGCTGCTGAAATACTGCAACGCAAAAATATTGTTTACTTGGCGATGGAAGTGAGAACAGGCAAAACAATTACAGCTCTGCAAACTTCTGAAAATTATGGTGCTAAAAATGTTCTATTCCTAACCAAACTAAAAGCATTTAGTTCAGTTCAATCGGATTATGACAATGTTGGTTTTAGTTTTAAATTAACTATTGCTAATGATGAAAGTTTACATAAAATTTCATGCAATTTTGATTTAATCATTCACGATGAGCATCACCGATTTGGAGCATTTCCAAAGCCAAACGCAACAGCCAAGCTATTTAAAAAAATGTACGGACATTTGCCGATGATATTCTTATCCGGCACTCCAACGGCTGAAAGTTACAGCCAATGGTATCATCAGTTTTGGGTGAGCAATTATAGTCCATTTACGCAACCAACTTTTTATAAATGGGCAAATGATTACGTTAATATAAAAGTGAAGCATTTAGGCCATGGCAAAGTAAATGATTATACTGATGCAAGGAAAAAAGACTTTTGGCATTTGATACGGTATTACATTCTAACTTTTACGCAAGTTGAGGCGGGATTTAGTAATCAAGTAAATGAGAACGTTCTTTATTGCGATATGGATGCCATTACTTATAAGATAATTGAAAAGCTAAAAAAAGATTTAGTGGTGCAAAATAAAGAAGGCCAATTAATATTAGCTGATACTTCGGTGAAGTTACAGCAAAAATTGCATCAACTTTATTCCGGTACTTGCAAGTTTGAGGATGGTACGAGCAAAGTCATTGACTTTAGTAAAGCAATGTTTATCGATAATCATTTTAAAGGTCAAAAAATAGCTATATTCTACAAATTTGTAGAGGAGTTTAACGCACTCAAAAACATTTTTGGCAATAGATTGACAAACGATTTAGAGGAGTTTAACACAACCGATAAAAATATTGCTTTGCAAATAGTAAGTGGCCGGGAAGGTATTAGTTTAGCAAAGGCCAAATATTTGGTTTACTATAATATTGATTTTAGTGCTGTAAGTTATTGGCAGTCGAGGGATCGTTTAACCACAATGGACAGAAAAGTAAATGATGTTTATTGGATATTTAGTAAAGATGGAATTGAAAGCAAAATTTACGCATCAGTAATTAAGAAAAAAGATTATAACAATGAAACATTTAAACGAGATTTCGGAATCAAAAAGGCAGAGCAAAATAATCAACCAACTCACAAAAGAGGGATGGCTTTGCGTTAAATTAATTAAGACAAATAAAAACGGCATACCGGATTTGATTTGCTTAAAAAATGGCATAACAATGTTCATTGAAGTTAAAAGGCCAAATGGAAAGTTGAGCGAATTGCAGAAGATAAGAATTAAACAATTACAAGATTTAGGCTTTGATTGTAAAATTTGGGTTGATTATGATGTAAATTATAATTAAATTAATATATTTGCCAATGTAGAGTCGTCGCTACAATTAAAAATTTTATACAATTCCCGCAATGATAAAGACGACGACCTTTTGATTTGCGGGTTTTTATTTAAAAATATGAATACATTATTAGTACAGGGATTTAAGATTGACATTAACCACTTTGATACACAAATATCAAAAAGTGGCAGACCATTTAGGTTGAGTGGTGTTGAAATAGTAAGAACTAAACCGGCACAATGGGTGAATAAAATATTACTGCATGGAACTATTTACAGCTTCCGATATTTGGATGAGCAAGATGGTTTCTTTGCTTTTGAGTTTGATCCGTTTAACAATTTTATTTCAAAAATATGATTTACACAATTAACAACATCGCTGATTTCTGTAACGTTGATTACGGATTTGTTAGACGAATTATCGAATCTAATGAGTTGAGACCTAAACTAATAAGAGGAAATGAAAAAAAAGGATATAGCTTTTATCAGTTATTTATTATACAGTCTTTTTTAGAACAACTATCTCAAAACAATTTACACTTTGATTTTGAGAATGAAGAAGTATTTACAATTTACGAAAGCAAACTTAATTTTGAATTATGAACATACACGAAAGAATTACCGAAATTAATAGCACTTTAATGCAACTTAATTACAAAGACAAGGAGATATTATCCTTTTGGGATGAGTGTATAAAAATTGCCAAAGATAAACAGCAAATGTTTACTGATGAATTTAAGATTTCTATAAATGGCAAAAGATTAGCTGACAAATTAAATCAAAGCTTCGGTTTACAATTATTGCCAAAAATTAAACGAAACATTAAGAATGACATTAAATTTTTAATGTTGGATCAGTCAGGCAAAGTATATGAGTTTAAAGGTATTGTTTTAGACTTTTTAGATCACGATGTTACTATTGAATTAAATGACTCAACCTTTAGCCTTTATTAATTATGAATCAACACAAAATGTATAGATGCATAAGGCTTATGGAATATCTCCAGGAGAAGCCAAGAAATATGTATACAATAGAAAGGTATTTGAATGTAAGTAATAGAACAGTTTACCGGTATCTTAAACTTTATGAAGCACTTGGATATATTGTAAAAAAAGACAAATTTAATAAAGTTGAACTACTAAAACAATAATTATGAACTACCTATTATCAAAAGAGCATTTTTTAGCTCACGAACAGACTAAAGAAGATTATAAAAATTTAATTTGCCATTATGCAGATTTTAAACTTTATCGCAAAGGAACTGCACAAAGCTACAAAGCAAAGCAGAACTGCCATAAGTATTTAATATCAATTATCGTAAATAAAAACATATTGAAAATTGATACTACTGCTGATGAGTTAATGTTGGATGAATTGTTTGACAGGATTAAATAAAAAAAACCCCTTCACGTAAAACGGAAGGGGTTATTAACCTAAACCAAACTATTATGAAGTTCAAATATAAACAAAAAATATGAAAAAAACTGCAATAGCTGAATTAATAGCAATAAATAATAGAAATATTAAAAAATTAAAAGAATTGCCTCATAAAGGACATGATTTTTATATTGGTATGCTTACTTATGCACAAGCATTTAATTTAGATTTACAACATTTTAAAAAACTTGAAAAAGAAATAATAGATTATGTTTATGATAATGCTTTACAAAATGAAATACAGTTAGATTTAACACAAGGTTGTGAAAATCCATATTGTGATAATGGAAAAATAGAAATGCCTTATGGAGAATATATAAGTTGTTCAATTTGTGAAAATAAATAATATTAATAATATGAATCATTTAAACTATGTTAACCGCATCAATGAGGTAAACATATCAAATTAAAAAACCACTCTTGTACTTTGAGTGGTTTTGTTGTTCTTATCGTTTTGGCTTTCGATTTAACCTATATATGACTTTCACTGGTGCGCTTCATTTTAAGCCGAGAGGCGTTGAAAGTATTTTTTTCCATAATACCAAATAGGGATTAAAAGTAAAAACCAAAGAAGCCACCAATATGACTCTTTTCGTTCAGTTTGTTTTACTTCAATTATCCTATTGGATTTAACCACCTTTAAATCGCTTTTTTTTGCTTTGTGTTGGACTTTTACATCTTTTGCGATACTTATATTGTTTTTAGTTTTTTTGTGTCTTATTTTAACGTTTTTGTAAGTTATTCCATTCACAACCATAGGAATTGTATCAGATATCGGACTAATCTCAATTTCATCAGTTGTTGAACTGTCAAGGATTTTAATATTGTTCGTTACTCTCGTTTCAGTTTCGAGAGTAATTTTTTCAGTTTTTTGCTCTTGTTCTTTGGTTTCAGACTTGGATACTTTTCGTGATCCACAAGAAGTCAAAACTATTGCAGCTATTAAACCTATTACAATAGCTATTAGTAATAAGTCGTTTTTGTTGTCGTTTTCGTTTACTGTCATTCTTCTTCTTTTAAATATTCATTTATTGATTCTTGGGCATACCCACAAAAAGATAATAATATTTTAAATTTTTGTATCATATCCGAAATAGTACTATCATCGTGTAATTCCAATGTAATTACTTCGTCATTTATTTCAAGTGTTATTTTCATATTTTTGATGGTGACATTAGTGTCGCTCACATACCTTTTGTGTCAATTAAAACCCTAAAAATTAGGGTTTATCTTTAAACGATTAGTAACTTATATTATACATTTTGTATAATTTTTAGTCTTTTTGTATAGTATATTATACATACTATAAGTTACTTTCTTTTTTATAGATTTCTAATAGTTCTTTAGGTGTATAATCTTCTTCAAATGTTGCAAATCTTTTTTCTTGATTTCCATACAAAATAGAATACTCTGATTTCTCATTTGTTAACCACTCTGCAAATCCAATAGCAAATTCATCTGCTATATCTTCGCATTCTTTTGCAAATACTTTAGCTTCTTTTGTAGTGTCTATTGAAGATTTTGTTTCAAACTTTTCTATTAGTGTCATAAGTTAATTTGTATTTTACGTGTTGGGCAACTCATTTTGTGTTCGCTATCTGTCTTGTGGCAATACTCGCAATAATCATCCTGGACACATTTTGGATAAGTACAATAATCTAAATTGCAAATTTCTCCATCGCGTTTAACTCCATTTAATTTACATTTCTTAGAATCAATACCATTACTCCAAAACATATTGCAGTTATCTGCATCTTCTTCCCTATTAAAATTTTGATAATATTCCAACATTCCTACTGGCGCAGTAAACCTATGGCAGTATTTACTGCTTGTGCATAAAAAATCGTTGCACTTACTTATATCAGCCATTTTTTTGTTTTATTAATTCTCTATAAATAGTATTTGTTTTTTCGCAGTTTTGTCCTCTTAAATATTGTCGAAGTATTTTATTTCCTACTTTTTCAATTCGCGAATCAAGATCTGGCATAACTTTGTTTTCCATTACACAATTTTATAATTGATTATTCTAATATTCTTTAATTCATAGTTCCCATCTTGGGAAACTTTAACGTGAGCAAACCCATGATTATAATTATTATAAGGCGCATATTCAGGCTCTAAACCGCAAAGGCATCCTGTTGACCAGGTTGTTGTAACTTCACCGCTTAAAGTCTTTTCTGTGTGTTCTGATGTTCTATGGTGATGTCCTACGATTGCACTCTCTTTCGCTTTCATAAACAAACCTCTTGCAGGATTAACAGGCGGAGCAAATCCCCCAAACCATTCGTGACCATGAAGTATTGGAAGCTTTCCGGCCATTGCCATTTGCTTATCTTTAACCAACGTAACTCCAAACTCCCTAAATCGTAAAAGTTGTTCAAGTTTAAAATCATCAATCCCCAATAACTCCGGAGCTTTAATCATCAAATAATCTTCATACCTTTTTTCGTGATTACCTATTTTATAATAGATAGGACATTTAAACAAGTCTTGCATCATTTTAAGAAACCCTCTAACCATTTCTAACTCACCCGCCATATCCCTTAATCGTCTGTCTTTAGTAAATCTACTGCATTGATAAAAGTCTGCAATATCACCATTTAAGTAGATTGTATTGACTTTATTTTCAAGTCCGTAATTAATCGCCAATTCTAAAGCTTTATTGTCCTGGTAAGGGAAATGAATATCGCTTAAAATTAAAATATTGTTTTGTCCTTTTGGAATTATAAAGGATTCGCACTTTTCATAATCGCTGTTAGGTAGGTCAATTATTCTACTCATAGATTGTTTTTTTTGGGTTTCAGTACGTTCTCCGATTATTGAAATAGGCGAACTATTTTTGCCATTTTCGCCTCTATATCTTCTTACGTTGGTTCTTACGGTATCAAGTGAACTAAAGTCTAATTTATGCTCATTATAAATTAATCTGGAAATGGCCATTGTAGTTGCGTTTGGGAACTGATTTATAAAAGATAAAACAATATCTTTTTTATAAGTAGCAGCGTTTTGATTGCCTTTTATGCTCATAAGTTTTTAATTTGGTTATTCAAACCTACAAAAAAAGTATTGAATAACAATACTTTACGGAGTAAAATATAAATCAGCTTCTTTAGTACGTCGATTAGTTAAGCCTTTCAATGCAACTCCATTGGCTTTATTCCATCTTAAAAACTCATTTCTAATAGTTAAATCATTTGGGTTTACATTTACCTTTTTTAGCAAAGTAGAAGAAGCTAAAGCTCCCGAACCTAAATTGTATGCAAAGGATGTTAAAGCATTTAGTTGATTTTGAGTAATTGGTTTTTTAACTAAATTCACCACTTTACGAGCAAACCTATCAGCACTTAATTGTAGTAACTCATCTGCACGTTGTTTAGTAATTGGTGGATCGGACATTAAAACTTTTTTATTATTCTCGTAAAAAGTCGATCCATATCCAATCGTTGGCACTTTTGCGCTACATAAATATGGTTTAAGCCTCAATCCTTCAAATAACTTAATCAGGTCGTATCCTTCTTTATTCAGCTTCATTTTTTTTATTTTTTTCCATCAGCCACCATCTGCGAGTAGTATATCCAATAGCTAATAATAATGAAAAAATCTTTAATCCTAATTCAACATTTGAAAAAGAGAAACTAATTAAAAAACCATTTACAAGTAAAAGTTTTATGTCGTGTGCATTATTCATTATTATGTTTTTATTTTAGCGACAATATCAGTAAAACCTTGAATGCCTATGTAAGCAGTCGCAACAATTACCCAATCACTTGATGTTATATTACTAAAAAATAAACCTACACAAGCTACGAAAAAAACTAATAGCTTTCTGCTAATCCATTTGTTTAGTAACTTATCTAATGTTTCTTTACTCATTGTTTTTATTTTTTATTGCACGTATTAAATCAGCTATTATTAAAGCCATACAAGTGTAAAAAAGCCAAAAGCTAATAAAATGTATGTCTGTATAAAAACAAGCCAACATACAGCCAAAAACACCACCTATTGCAGTTCTCTTTATATCATTTTCATCGTGTTTAATACCAAAAGCGATATTATTAAATAACTCCCAAAATGCTCCAATAGTGCCACCAAAAATTAATCCTATTAATATAGAGCCAACTATCTTTTGCCATTCCAAAAAGTCACTTACATAAGTAGCGTTTCCAATAGTATAAAGAAAAACAAATCCAACTATGTAATGTGCTATATTTCTAATTTGTTTCATATAAACACAACTCCTAATTGTTCTCCTACATAATCCCAAATTATATCATCTGAACTTCCCCATTGTTGAATAATATCTGACGGAATTTCTAAAATAGAAATATATACATCTGTTGCACCATTTAATTCATCACTTGAAATAAGTTTATATTCTATTTTACCATTACCTTCGTCAAAATGATAGTCAAAAAAGTTTGTTAAACTTAAAGTGTCGATTGATTTTTCACCGCTTGGTGACCATACTGTAATTGTTTGAATTTTTCTTGTGTTTCCCATTTTTTTTAATATAATAAAATTAAACCACTTCCAGCACTTGAACCATTTATTGAAGTAGTTGCTACTGTTGGAGTAGGTAATGCTGTTGTTCCCGAATTTGATGTTCCACCTAATTTAGCACTATTTGTAAAATCAATAGCCGGAAAGTTATTACTGTTGTAAGCATTAAATAAAATAGTAGGTGCTGTTGTTTGAGCAGATGAATTATATAATGCAAATAAATAATATATTCCAGCAGCAGCAGAATAAGTAGATGAAAAAGGTTTGGTAATCCAAGTTGCACTTGTTCCTTTCCAAAATTCAGTATCATTTGTAGTTGATGCCACTAAAGTTAAAGTTCCACCACTATAAGAATATAAACCAACTCCATTATAATTGTTACCCGTGTAAACTCCTTGATTTGGTTGAAAAAATTTAACTCCGGTTATTGTTGCTGCTTGTGGTAAATAATATGATAAATATCTACCAACCCCAGTACCTAAAGAAGTAGCTGATAATTGTGCAAATGTTGGGCAAGTTAAATTAACTCCTTTTATTGTGCTACCTAATAAACCATAGGCTTGTGTTAACATCCAATTATATGAAGAAGCATCAAATTTTAAAGCCAATGCATCAAAAACAGCGTTTTGGCTTGGTGCAATAGTTGTAACTCCATTTGTAATATTATCTTCAATTATGGTTTTATTTTTCCATAAATCTGTTGAAGTTTCATAAGTTAATGCTTGATTGTTAATTGGCGCATTACTTATTAAATCAACATCGTGTATTTCTGATAATTCATACCCATTTTGCACCCTTACATACATTCTACCCGCACTTCCATTACTTGCTGTCGTTACAACTCCCAAATAAACTAAATGATTAGGCGCATAAGGTTTAACATTTGTAATTGTTCCATCAGTTGCGCCAAGATAAATAGCATCACCATCGGCAAAAGTTGATGTTGGTAAAATACTTAACCCATCCAATAACCCTTGCATCATTATCAACCCTTTTTGATTAGCACCAATGGATGTCGATAAAACTAATCCAACTGTTTGAGCGGAAGTAGCATCAGTTGTATTATTTGCTCTTTTTACAGTCATTCTGTCTCCTGTTCCACTAAAAGCATAAACCGGCATACCTTTAGTTAAAGTAACTGAGTCATCATTGGTTACATAGGCAAATAAACTATTTGGAGCAGTTCCAATAACTTGAAATCCGTTTAAAGAAGTGTTGTAAATGCAAAGCATTTCTCCTCCATTAATAATATCACCACCTATTAAAGCACCATCGTTGTTTCTGTAAAGAGTTTTTGCGCCTAAAGAATTAATATTTAAAGTTGCTCCGGTAGTGTTACCATTGGTAAATCTAATTAAGAAGGCATCAGCATCATTATAAGCAGCAACACCTGTAACTGTAGCGGTATAGGTATCAGTTCCTGATGCAGTTGCGTGAGGTATTCCGCCACCTGTTGGAATATCATCTAAAGTAGCCAATTCATAATCTCCAGCAGGTAGATTGTTTTGAACTTTAAAATTAGTAATACCACTTCCAGAAGTTTTAAAAGGTACAACTATTTTATTTGCACTGTTTAACGAAAGAGTATCATCATAAACACTTAATTCATAACCATTAGTTATATCTTTTGTATCTGATACATATTTATTATTAGCAGCATCATCAACTCCAGTAATTAAAGTAGAAGGTGTCATTGAAAGAATACTACTTAAATCATCTACTGGTCCAACAATGATTTGTAAATTATTAGTTGTTGCAGTATTTCCTTCATTTAATACTTGTTGAAGCGTTGGAGTTGTTCCTGTATTAACTAACTCCCAAACGGCAGCTCCTGTTGTGTCATCCGTACAAACATAAACATCGCCATTATCTAAAATCCAACGTGAATCAACAACAAATCCTTTAGTATCGTCATCATTTACTGTTGGTGTAGTTGTAAAGTTATGCGATACTTCACGAATAGTAAATCCATCGCCACCCATTACATACAAACGACCTGCCTCCCATTTCAATTCGTAATCAACCGCACAACGTAAAGCAATACCTTTAGTTCCACCAAGACCTGCATCTGTTGTCCCTTTTTTTAAGTTTGCACCATTGTCTAATACTATTTTATCGCCATCGGAAATGGATATATCAGTACCATCGGTAATGTTTCCTTCAATTAAAACTTCAGCAAGTGTTTGAGTTCCACCGCCACCTGTTGAGTTAATTACTGGATTTAAAGGATCAGTATTATCAACTGCACTACCTGTTACACTTTGAACTCCAACCTCTGCAACTATTGGTATTCCAACAGCTAACTGCCAATGGTCTGTTAAACTCATAACAGCATTTAGTTCATCCGTACAAATAACATCCGGATAGCCGTTGATATTTAAATAAGTACCCGCACCACATAAAAAGAAACTTGGTAATTCGGGAACATCCGGCAACTGTTGACCATCGGTAACTGATATCGCAATATAACCAACACCACCACTCACACCAATAGCAGTAGCAACTAAATCAACTAACTCTTGTATAGTAGCAGATTTTAAGTCAGTTCCTACGGTATGCGGAAATAAATTTGTTAAACTTAACGTTTCATCCGGTAGTTGGTCAACTCTAATCGTTGTAATTAATTCGGGATTTATTGCCATATTTTTATAATTTCATTATTTTTAATAATACCATGTAAGGTTGCATATTTTTATTAGTTCCACTTACACCTGTGCTTTCAGTTACATAAGTTCTACCTGTTCCCGTTCCATCGTTTAAAGTTGCAAAAGTATCTCCAGCACCACCGCCTAATATTGCAACGTTATGAGTGTGTTCAACTACAACCGCATTTTTACTTCCGCCAATGGCTTTGATAACATTGTAATTATTTCCATAACCAATACTCACTAAACCATCTAAATTTGGAGTGCCATTTTGACCATTACAAATAGCATAACCTTCACATAAATCAACTCCTAATCCTGTTTCATCAAAATTGTCATCAATATAAGATTGTGAAACCCATAAATCTTTAATCTCAAATTGAAAAGCGTTAGCGTTTATATTTACAAAATCAACTAAATCTTGACCATCTATTTGTTCTAAATCTGTTCCATTTTCAACTGCTATTTTAGAAGTTAATTCTATTGTTCCTATTGGTAACTCACCAACACGAATTGTGGTTATTTCTGATGGATTTATTGCCATTACTCTGTTGTTTTAATTATATAATTTGCATCTGTATTTGTTGTGAGTATTACATCCGGATCACCATCATTTAATACAAATTCGCCTAATCCTCTTGTTTGTGGTATTCCATAACCAACCATTGAACCACTAAAAGTTAAAAAATCATCAACTGATGAAGCTTCCGAAATTTCAGTTATGTAGCATTTACCATAGTCAACTGTTGGGAATGTAGTACCTTGTATCTTCCAATCCAATAGTATTTTTGAACGTTTTAATAGTTTTAGTTTATCATAAGATGCAACAGTAAAAGTTCCACCCGCTACAGCTGAATTTATTTGTATACCCTCAAAGGATATACTATAACCTTGCATCATAGGTCTTGAAGTATTCCAACCATTGTTATCTCTTGTTGTAGTGGATAGCATTTCGGCATTTTCAGAAAGCGAATTACTTGTTAAACAACCAATCGGCAACCAGTTACCAAGTTGCTTTATATATAAAATTCTATCGTTGCCATTGTAGAAATCCATTAAAAGTAGTTTTAATTACTACAAATGTAGTAAAAAATATTCTTTGTTTATAATCATTCTAAATAAATTTTATTACATTTGTAGTTATAAACACTACCAATGGTAAAAAATAGAATAGCTTTAGCTTGGGATGTATTAATCGGGGCAAATAAAAACTTATTTAACGAAAGTATTTATAAATTAGTCGGAGGCCTTACCTCTACCTATAATACTACTTTAGAAACTTTAATAACAAAAGGTTACGGAGAAAACCCTGATGTTAATGCAATAGTAAATCAACAAGCATCGAAAACAACATCAGTTCCTTATTGCGTTAAAAAAATAGACGATAAAGAAGCTTATAAAAAATTAAAAAAATATCCTAACAATCCAACGTTTCAACAAAAGTTAGCAATTAGCAAACTTAAACGCAAAGCTTACGAAACCGATACCGAGTTGCCAATGCCTTTAGAACGACCTAATGTTAACCAAACATGGAACGATATATTTTTCTTATACAAAGTATATCTTAAAGTTTGTGGTAATGTTTATCTATATAAGCAAACAATTAGCGAAGGAGCAAACGCAGGAAATCCATTGCAACTTTATATCCTTCCTTCTCATTGGATGCAAATAGTATTGAAACCAAACGCAGCTTTAATGAGTATTGAAAACCCTATTGACTATTATATTATGCAACAGGGCAACCAATTAATAAGGTTTGAAGCTGCTGATATAATCCATATAAAACGATCCAATCCGTTTTATAATCAAAGTGGAACACATCTTTACGGTTATAGCGAATTAATGGCCGCTATTAGAAATATTAATAGTTCTAATAATGGAATAGATAACAATTCTAAAACAATGCTTAACAGCGGAGTTTATGGATTTATTCACGCTGGTGATGGAGCAACACCATTAACAGCAGAGCAAGGCCAATCTTTAAAAGAAAGACTTGTTGAAATGGATAACGATAGCACACGACTTTCAAACATTGCAGGAGCAAGTGCAAAATTAGGATTTACACGTATTTCACTTACAACCGATGAACTTAAGCCTTTTGATTATTTAAGTTATGACAGACGTACTTTAGCGAACTGCCTTAACTGGAATGTAGATTTATTAAACGAAGAAAAGAACGGCAGCGGATTTGGTGTTGATACTATGAACGAAGCACGTAAACGAGTTGTAACTGATAATATCAAACCCGATTTAGATTTATTAGCGGAATACTTAAATCTTGAATTTATCCAAAAGTTCAAAGGTTATGAAGATGCCAAGATTGAATGGGATATTTCAGAACTACCTGAAATGCAAACGGATATGGAAACAATGTCTAAATGGGTTAATTCTGTTCCTTTGACATTAAACGAAAGAAGGGAAGTTTTTAACTACGAAGAAATTGACGATGAGATGATGAACGAAGTTTATATACCTACCGGAATAGTCAACTTAAACGATCCAACACTTAACACGTTAATGGATGGACAAACTACGCTTTAGACAAGAAGTTCAAGCCTACCGAATAGTTAGAAGGAATGTTATTAAAATAGTTAATGCTATTCCTTTTAATAATATGTCTAAAGTAACCTATGAAGCTTTAATTAATTCAAACGTTACCGAAAAGCAAATAAAGGATATGTATAAAGAGATTTATACTACTTTAGGCAATCCACAGTATAAGCGTATTAAAAGAAGCATTAAAATTATTGAATTAGACTTTGAAACAATTATAGCCAACTGGCTTAACTCAAATATGGGTTTGCGTATTGTTTCCGTACATCAAACGTTAATTGATGCCATTATTGCTGTTATTGCTAAAGGATATGAAGATAATATTTCGGTTGCCGATATAACAAGAAACCTGCAAAATAAGTTTGGATGGTATAAATACCAAGCGTTACGAATAGCACGAACAGAAACTACAACCGCAACTAATTTCGCTACTGTTGTAGCTGCACAAAACTCCGATTTTGTATTAGAGAAAACTTGGATAAGCGTACAAGATAACAGAACACGTAGACCGCCTAAATCTGTTTATGACCATTTAGATATGAACGGAGTAAAAGTTGGTCTTAATCAGCCATTCTTTACAAGTGGCGAAGAAATAATGTATCCAGGTGATCCAAGTGCAAAGGCAGGGAATGTAATTAACTGCCGATGCAAAGTGGTGTTTACTGTTAAAGAAGATGAAAACGGATTACCAATAAGAAAAACTATCCTTTAATAGTTGGCTTAACTGTATTATTTCCATAATCAGGACTTACTGTATATTGAATGTCTGCAATGTCAGTATTATAAAACTCTAATAGTTTAACTTGTGATTTATTAGTTTTATAATCATAATCATATTCTATTGGCATAAATAATCCCGATATATTATCAATAGTTATAACTGACATATAAGGTATTTGACCTAATATAGAACCCGAAAACACTTTAATAGGATTTGATTGTATTCTTAAATCATCCATAGCTGAAATTCCTAATAATGGCAGGTTTTCAAACTTATCTTTACGAGTCCAATTTGTTGTTAATTCTGTTAAATCTTCTTTGTAAATTGAGCCAATTAAAGATGATATTCCATCGCCATTAAATACTTTTTGATTTTCTTTTGTTATCGAGCTTGGTGGTTGTGAACGAGTAACTGTGTGAAATTCTCCAACTATACCTGATTTCGCAATTTCATTATTTAAAAGCTGTACATAAGTGAAATTTGATATTCCTGTTCTTTGAATTAATGGCGGTGTATAAATATATGGTTTAGGACCATATATTGTTATTGTAACATCGCAATCATCAATCAAAGGAGGTAAAACTAATTCATAGTTTAAAAACAATTCACTTGTTTTATATTCACCAAAAGCAAAATTTCTTTTATAATTAGTTGTAGTCCACTCATCATTATTATTTAAATAATAACCATCACTTGTAGAAATTTGAAAGAAAAAAGTTTGTCTAACGTTTTTACTTAACAATTTTAGTCTAAAGCTTAAAATTTCATCTTGTGTAAATGGAACAGGTGTTGAAGTTATAACTTCATAAATTCCATCATAAACTTGCGCTCCAATTTTTAATCCTGAAGTTGAGCCATCATTAATAATACCTAAAACTGTTAATCCATCTTCTATTATTGGCAAATCTGGGTTTACTGTCCAATCTTCAAAAACCAAATCTTCATCATGATTTAAATTTGGATTTAAAACTAATCCTTCCAAAAAGCCATATTGATAATTCAATCGATAAGCCGATATTGCACCTTTAACTTCTATTTGTTGATTGCCATCACAATGGTGAGGATAAAAGTTATTTATCTGACTTCCTAAAACAGCATTTAAATTCTTTGTAAAAGTTGTGTCAGTATCTTGATTTATAAAAGTAGTGTAACCATTTAATTGCAAATCGTTAGGTCTATAAATCCACCAATTAGCATCCTGTTGTGTTATAACTGCTGAAAACAAATTTAGCATTGATGTCAAAACTTCGTTACAATCCATTATAACAATATCGTTTTGGTCTTTTATAAAACGATCAGCATTTACATAAATATCTTTTAAAATATTTGTTCCAGCATAATCTACATAACTAACTTCCGTACTGGTGTTAATTGTAAGTGATAATCTTGTTCTGTCTAAACAACCTTTTATAACATCGTATACCGACATTTTACCGGTAAACCTTAAACCATTAGTTTGAACAAAAGATAAGTCTTTTAAAGCACCTAAAATGTCGTTACTTTCTATATTAACATACCAAGCATCATTAACGTAACTTTGTTGGCATCCATCGGGTTTAATATATCCTTCAAATATTATTTGACTACCTTTTAATAATTCAGTCTTATAGGTAAATTCATCTTCAAGTAAAAACTCATCAAAAGTTAATGTTTGATTTGCCTCTAAAGACAATTCTAAAGCTGTTCCTCTAATCGGAGTTAATATAGTGTCAACACTTGATTTTTTAAGTGTAAATGTTCCATATATTTCAGATGCAGTACCTTGATAATTGCTTTTATAAATATTTAGTGTATAATCATCAAAATATAAATAATACTTTAAGTTAGTTCCAAAAGGCTCGACATCTTCAGTAGTTATTGTAATGTTTTCGTTTAAATCTTCACCAATGGTAACAACAGCATCCGCTTGTATTAAAACTTCAATAGTGTTATTAACTAAACTATAACTTATTAATTCGTTTATATAGTTTTCACGTAAATAACTTAATAATATTTGTAATGTTTCATCAAGCGATGTTCCTATTGCTAATTGATAATCTTCATCAGGAGTATCTCCATTTGCAATAAAATCAATTCTAACTCCATTTAGTCCATTGGTATAATAAAGTATAAAATCATTTACTGTAATATCATAACTAAAGCCAACTACATCAATAATTGGCTGTGCGCTAAAATCTATTATTATTTTTTTTGCCATTATCCTAAACCTAAAGTTCCCCCTAATCTTCTATTAGCATTTATTGTATTGCTTAACACTCCAATAAGTTTTTGTCCGGATATTTCAAAGACTACCGTTCCACCGCCACCGCCACCACTAAATCCACTTGATGAAAATGATTGATTGTTTGCTCCTGCTCCTGTTCCTCCTGAAGCTTTACCACCTCCTCCAATACTATTACCTATTGAACTTGATTTTGAACTAAAAAAAGAACCTAAAGCAATTAAAGCAACACCGGCCGCAATAGCTACAGCAGGATTTAATGATTTTAAAGCTGCCTTTATTCCTAATAAACCAACCCCGATTGAAATAGCCATTTGCCCCATATTTGTTAAAATACTACCTAAAGAACTTAAAAGAGTTTTTCCAACAGATTCTAAAACATTGCCTCCAGTAGCTAAAGCACTTCCTATTGCGCTTCCTAATCCTGCAAATGTATCAGCAATAGAATTATTTATTATTTCAGTTGCGGCATTATTAAAATCAAGTAAAGCCTCCATCATTAAAAGAGTAGCTTCATTAATTTCCTTTGGAATTTGAACTAAAGTAGATTTTATTACGCCAGGTAATTCTTTTATCTTATTTCCAAAGGCATCAACTTGACCATTAAATGTAGCTATTCCATTAACATCAAATAAAGGAGCGGGAATAATATTGTTTCCTATTCCTGATACTTGTGGTGTGTTAAAAGTTGGTTTAGCAGGTTTAGCTAATTCTTGTTTTAATTTTAATTGTGCGCCAACATTTTTATTTATTTCTTGAGTAAATTTTGCTTGTTTATTAGCATTTTGGTCTAATTCGTTTTGGTTTTTAATAAGTTCGCTATTTACTAATTCTAAAGCAACTCTTAAACCACCTGCTCCTTGAGCCGCTCCAGAAGTAGCAAATTTTGACACTTCTGATAAACCTTTTTGAAGTCCAATTTGCTCTTTAACTAATTTTGCTCTTTCTTCTTCTAATTTATATTGCTCTTGAGCAAGTTTAACAATTTCTTCGGTAAACGCTTGTGCTTTGGCTCTTGCTATTAATGCTTGAGTAACTCCTTCAACAGCTGTTTTTACATCACCATTTAAGATTTGTTCTTTTGATAGGTTGCCAAAATAACCCGGATATGTTTTCTGTAATTCTTCAACTGCTATTTTCCTATCTTTCATTGATAGATTAACATTCTGTGCTGATGCTACTAAAGAATTCAACCCCGATATTTCAGCAGCTGAATTTTTTACAGCTTCCTCATTTGCTTTTTTTACTGCAGCACCAAATTCGTCAAAGTTTCCTGTAAGTTTATTTATTACATCTTGAACACTTAATCCACTTTGAGCCAATAAGGTCATTCCGGTAGTAAGTAAAGAAACACCTAACAATATTCCTCCTGTACCCATTAAAGATTGCCCTAAAGCTTTTAATGCTCCGCCTGTACTTCCTGTTTGTGCTTTTAAGTATGAGAAACTTTCAGCAGTTGCAGTAATGTTGTTACCAATTCCAATAATACCAAATGGAGCATCTTGTGCTATTCTACTAAACTGCGTTAATGTATTACCCGCATTGGCAACCTTTGGAGCTGCCGAAGCAAAACTTTGTCCTGTATCTTTAACCGTACTTTTAAGGCTGTTTAAACTTGCCTTTGCATCTTTTATTTGTGAATTGATTTCAGTTGTATCTAAACCAACTTTTAACCTATCAAGTTTTACCTTTGACAGTTCTTTTATATCAAACTCAACTTCTTTGATTTTCTTTTCAAAGTCGGTAATGTCTGCTCCAATCTCAACTGTTAATTTACCTCCTGCCATTATGCTTTTATTTTTTCTTGATATTTTCTAAACTCATTCATAAACCTTTCTTTCATCTCATCCGTTACACCTGACCTAACTTGCTTTTCATTATTCAAAGGCAAAAACGCTTCTTTTCGTTTAACCATCTTTTTAGGATCTTGATGCGGTGCAATGTAACTGGTCCACATTAACTCCCTTAACTTTTGCCAATCGTATAAATCAATCCTTTTATATGCAAAAAGTCGAATTTGAAACTCCGCCCACGTCATATCGTAAACCGCTTCCAAACTCGACATTCTTAATTCACCAATGGCAAAAGAAATTACATCCTCGCTCCAGTTTATTTTTTCGTTACTATTTTTTTTTTGCTTTTATCTTCCGGAACATCCTTTGTTAAGGATTGAGTAAACGCTTGAAAAAACGATGTAACTATTTCGCTATCCATTCCAACTTCATCAATCCACTCTGCTACATCAAAAGCATCAAAGTCGGGAAATTCATTTCTACGTTTAAATCCAAAAGCACAACTATAAAACATAATTAACGGAATCCATTTAAAAGGATTCTCTGCTAATTTAGCATCAATCTCATTCATCGCTATGTTTTCGCTTTCAAGTAAGTTTCCTAAAAAACCTAATCCGAAATGAAATACACGCTCTTTTTCTCCAATAGTTAAGGTTATTTGTTTCATTAAGCGTTAGGATCTGTTAATACTATCGCACCATCACCATCTAAAGTTAGTGAGAAAGTTGTAACCTCGTCACCACTTCCGAAAGTAGCACTTAAATCAGTAATGTAAGCATCACCATAGTATTTTACAGAAGTAGCATCATCAACATTTGTGTCAAGTTTCCAAGTCACTAAAGTTTTATCTTGTTGTAACAAGAACAAAGCATCATGTGAAGCTTTTGCATCATCACCTCCAGCAGTAGTGGTGTCGATATATTCGCCCTCTGCATCTACTGAATAACTAAATGTACCTGGCGTTTTCTTAACTACACCCGGAAAGCATTTAGTTGTGCTTTCAATCATTGCTAATGTTGTGTTTAATCCATTTGAAGTAAGACAAGCAACAGGCTTATAGGCTGCTGTGTCCCAAATGTAAAGTATTCCTTTTTCGCCTCTTATTGACATATTTTCTATTTTTTATAAATTAATGATTTCAAATTCAAAGATAATAATTTTATTTATATTTATTCTAAATAATTATAAAATTTATTCTAATGTTAAAATTACTCGAATAAAGCTACGATAAACTGTTTGTGTTGTTGTGCTGCTATCTAAATTACTTGGGAACTCATATCTTCGGTTAACAACTGTAAATCCATCAATAGTAACGTTTTCGATTAATGATAATATATTGTTTTCCATATCGTCGTTAACTAATCTACTACCAACATTTCCCGCACCATTGTAGATCTTTACAATATCTAAAAGAGTATAAGAAATCCATTGGTAATTGCATTTAGTAGCTTTGTCAATTTCTTTGTCCTGTGTTGAAATAATAACGTATTGAGTCGGATTATCATTGCCAGTTACTTGCATATCATAACAATCATAATCGCCTATTATGGCATCGTATAAAGCTTTCCTAACGTATTTATTTGGATTTACCATATTTGTCTAATACTTTTTTTAACTTCTCTAAATATTCTGTTCTGCCTTGCAATAATGCCGGATATAAATAAGGTCTTGGTCTTAAATTTACTTGCTTTATTCCTTTACCCTTAAATTTAATAGCTTGGTCCTTTAGTTCGTTTGGAACATTAACTAAACCACCTGTTCCAAATTCAACGAATGGAGCATAAGGAGCAATAACTCCTCCAGCTTCAATCTTCCAATTTAATGGAGTATCTTTTACCGCTTGTATAGATTGTCCTAATTTACCAAAGTTTGCCGGAGCGTAATTTTTAGCGTTCTTTTCAATATTACGAGCCACCAATTCAGTAACTCCTTCAATATCCTTTTCAGCTTCTTTGCCGTACTTTCGTATATTAGCTAAAACACTATTTAAGCCTTTTATTTCCATTAGGTTCTTTGAGTGGCTTGTATTTCAATATCAATATTATCCAGGTCAATATTTAAGATACTATCAATATTGTAAATAACACTATTATAAACAATGAAGTTATCTTTTATAGAAATATTTAAATTTGGATTGTTACGAACAGTAAATATTACCTGAACAAAATTATCGTTTTGTCCATTCTCGTTTGTTCTTGAAGCATTGTTTGTAGTTACGTTTGCCCAAAGAGTATAATCTAAAGCAGTTGTTACGGTATTTCCACCGAATCCATCGGAAACAGTTGTTGTGATCCACATTTCAATAATCCTATCGTATTTTCGTGCAATCATTATAAAAATCGTCTGTTAACATCAATATTAGATAAGACAAAATCAGGAACGGAATTCATAGCGTTTTTAGTTTCTGAATTGTAAAACCAAAAGTTAATCAGTTGCAAAGCACTATCAATTAACTCCGAAGGAATATCATCAACAGAAGTATATCCAGTTGTTAAAGTAACCATGTTATTAACCGTTGGAACAATAGCAAATAAAGGTCTGTAAATTATATCTAATTCGGTTTCAGTATTGTCAATAGGATAATCGTAAACTCTAACTTGTTGCACTAAAGCGCAATCTTTAAAATAAACTTTATCACGTGTTTTAAAAATGTGATTTGTACGTTTCTCAATAAAAGACAAAGCACTATTTATCATTCCGGTTATTTCATCATCGGTAACGGTTTGCCCATCATCGATTTTAAGATATAACTTCGCTTGTTCTAAAGAAATAACATCGGTATAATTAGTCATTATTTTTTGGTTTTAGGTTCTTTTACTTCTTTAACTTCTTTCACTTCCTCTAAATAACCATCAGTAAGCATTCCTAAAGCTTGTTCTTTAGTCAACTCAATAGTTTGTCCTACTTTATAGTTTTGTTTATTAGAATGAGTGTAAAATGGTTTTAATACTTTAAATATCATGTGGAGTTTATTAATGTTAATTCTAATAAAAAAAGCCACCACAATCAAGCAGTGGCTTTAGTTTAAAAAATCTTAATGATTATGCAGTAGCAGTGAAATCACCGTAAACAATCGCTAATGGTTGCTCAACAGCCAAAGCAACTTGAGCCTCAATACGAGCTGTGATGTTGTTGTTCACAAAGTTTGTTCCTTCTGTTTCAGAAAACTCTAAAGACAATCCTTCAGTAGTTACTTTGTTTACTCTTGTCCAATCACCTACATAGTATTTGTTAGCAGCTAACCAAGTAGCTTTAAATACTTGAACTCCTGCAACTCTTAAAACTCCACCTTCGTAAGTAACGGCAGACTCTAAATCCATTTTCGCAGTTTTCAAGATATCTAAATAATCAGTTGGTCTGATAACGATACCATTTACAGTATAGTTTGCATCTTCTAATTTACCAATCTCATTGATAAGCATTTCAGATTTAGAACTTCCTGTTATGATTTCAGTTGAAGCTGTAGCATCATCAGCTAATATTGTGTTGAATGCAGCGTTTTCAGCTTTCAAGTAATCTCTTCTCAATAAATCAGGAATAGCTGAAGTGATGTAAGATAAGTTGTTACGCATTTTTTTAGAGTAACGAGCAAAACCAGCGATGAAGTTTGTAGAAACATCAACAGCAGTAAAGTCGTAATCTCTTTGGTTTTTAGCAGCTCCTTCAGAATTTGCTCCGATTGATCCTTCTCCTGCACCTTCTACTGTGTAAGTATAAGTTCCACCATTAATGTTGATGTTACCTGTTAAGTCAGCAACGTTTAACATTTGTGAAGGGAATCTAACTATATCGAAGTTATAATCTCTTGGCTCTTCTCCAGTAAAGTTAGCAGTAGTCATATTTCCTACAGCTTTCAATCTTACCTTGTTGTTCTCACCAACAGAAGCAATTCTTTCAGCGTTATCTTTAATCAAAGATTTGATAGCATCAACATTTGTGTTAGCTTCAGCTTTTGCTTTCTCTTGTAGTTTTACATCTAATTTGTCAGCGTGATCTTGTACAGCTTTCAAGTCAGCAGTAAATTTAGCTTCCAACTCTTCACGTACTGATTTGATATCAGCTTCGAAAGTAGATTTGATTGAAGCAGTTAATTTTGTTTCGAAAGCATCGATTGCGCTTTTTACTTCTGAAGCGGTTTTAGTTTCTAATCCGCTTTTAATGTTTGCCAATTCGGCTAATAATTTTTCGTCCATTTTTATTTAATGTTTAACGAGTTTGTAAATGATTTTAACGTGTCTAATATAAGCGGCTCAACTTCTAAAGTGTCAGGTTCTGACGGCTCATCTGTAAGTGCTTTTAATAATGTTTCGATTTGTTTTAATCTGATATCGGAATAATCCAAATCGTATGCTTTTGTTATCAATTCCATTAAACCGTAATGAGATTTAATAGCTTTTATATTTTGTACTGTACTCAATTCATTTGCTGCCCAACTTGATAGGAATGAATATTCAGCAAGTTTATACTCTGTAATTTTGGCTTTCTCTTTTGCATCTCTACTCATTACCTTATATCCAATACTTAACTCTGCATTTAAATTGCTATCGTGCATAAGTTTAACATCAGTAAACATATCACGACCTAAATCCTTCTTCATATTGAATTGGGTTGTAGTTAGTAAACCATAAGTATCTTTAGTATCAATCGCTAAAGGAACACCTATCATCATAGTAGGATTGTGATCCTTCAATACTCGAATGCGTTTAAAGTTTTCCGCAACCGTTTTGTTAAACGATCCATAAGCAGAAATATCACCATCGCTGTCTTTAACATTGTAAACGTTAGCATAAGCAGTAACAACTCCTTTGCTTTCGTCTAACTCTTTTAAGTCGTATGCTAATTGTTTGAACTCTATTCTCTCCATTAAAAGTAGTGTTTATAGATACAAAGATATAAATTTTATTTAGACTAAATATAAATAGTATATATTTTTTTTAGAAGGTAAAGAAAGTTTGTTTTAAATCAAAGTAGAATCGCATTGCTAACGCATCCGAGTAATCGGGTGAATGGCCTATTAATTCCTTTACTTTTTCTTTTGGCAATATCCTTAACTTACCATCTTGGTCAATCTTATCTCTTTTAACCTGTTCTAATTCTTTGCAAATAGTGTCTTGAACATCGGCATTATTGCAATCGATAAATAGTTTGTTTGCCTGGATTAGTTCCGCCAATTTATAATAGCATTGCGTTTTTAGGTTTTGATATTCGACATTATTATTTTCTTCTTTTAATGCTTTGGAATTATTTACAAATCCTTTGCAACGTACAATGTCCACAACACCGCCTCCAACACCATCCTCATCGGCAATAACGTTAGACAATGGAACACGATGTTTATTCATTAACGATTTGATTGCTTCAGCAGTTTCGGTAATACTTGATTTGTCTAAAGTAAATATCTCAATAACTCTGAATCCACTCCAAACTAATATAACCATCTTATCGCTTCCATATCGAGCAATATCCGCACTAATATACATATCACCGGCATCAACAAAATCATTAGTAAATATGTTCTGAATCTTATCAAAATCGATAAGTCTTGCAGGATCATTGTCGAACTCCCAATTACCATAATATAACCTTTGCTTACTATTCTCATCCAAAGCGAGTAAACTATCTAAATAGGATGGCGGTAAGTTTGGATTGTCAGTTGGAAGCGATTGTATAAATTTTCTCGTTTCTGTTATAGTTCCGGCAGCAGTTGGAATGTAAAACTTTGAATAGGTCCAGTTCTTTGCCGGGTTACATGTTCCTAATATCTTTGGAGTTAAGTTGTATTCATTTAGCTTATATCTTATCCTGGATGTAACTATTTGCCATGCTTTAAATGAAATTTGATTGCACTCATCTATAAACGCTCCGGTTATCTCTAACGAACCTAAACTATCGAAGTTTGGATCAGCGGGATAGGAATATAAATCCTTTAATAGTATTTCGCTTCCATTAGTCCAGGTAATCACTCCCGTTTGACTATTATAGTTATAGGAAGTAGATAGTTTTAAATTGGATGTCAGTTCAAAGAAAGTATTTAAAGTCGTTTCTTTTAATGTCTTTAGCTTTGACCTTCCCATTAGCCAACGAGTGCCAGGATATGTTTGGCATTGTTCTATAAGCCATAAAACACCGAGAGCGGATTTGCCACCACCGGCAGCACCGCCGTAAAGTATTTCCTTTGTGATATTATCTTTAAGATAATAAACAGCGTGTTCTTGCTTAATTAATAGTTTCATTTGGTTTTATTCCACTACCTAAAGAAATAATGTTTGTAGTGATTTCACCGGAGTGTTCTTGTTGGACTTTATCGCCAAACATTTTAGGATAATATTTAGAAGCTTTCCATTTTAAAGTTTGAATTAATACGTTTGCTGTACTTGCATCATACAAACCATTTTTACAACCATCCCATATTTCATCGATTTGAGCATCTACACTTTCGCTTTTGTCTTGTATTGAGTTTACATACAGGTTCGATAATTCTTGGTTTTCTCTTTTCCATTTACACCAAGTAGAAAAGGCCGGATAATTATCTTTGCTTTCTAAAATAGTTTTAATGTTTTGACCATCCGCAATTTTATTGCAAATCTCAATACATAAATCAAAATTATATTCGCTTGGTCTTGCCATATCTTTTTTTTAAATACGTTAAACCTACCCTTTAAAAGAGTAGGTAAAGAGTAACTTTAATTTACTACTCCCGCTAATTTTTATTCATTAGGTTTCTAATCGCTATATTCTTTTTAATCTCATCGTATAGTTCGCCATTGAACTCTAATATGAAGTCAGTTCCATTTAAAACCAAACACATTGTCTCACTATCGATTACATAACAACCATTAACATCAGCGATAACAAAATCAAAGTTTCGGTATTCCTGATCATGTTCCGTTTCAATTAAAACACGTGGCTGCTTCATATAACAAAGATATATAAAAAATAATTAGAAAAATGTTTGGTAGTTTATTATAAATAACTATATTTGTACTCAAGAAACAAACAAACTAAAACAAAACATTATGAAAACATTAAATTTAACAAAAAAAGATTGGTACAGATTTGATTCATTATGCAAATTATTTGGACTAACTGTAGAAACTGACGCTACTTACACTTATAGTAATTTATGCGAAACTCAAAACTGTTTTTTAAGAATTATAAAAAATAATAAAACAATATGCCTTGCTTATTTAATTAACTAAACCAAAACATTATGAAAACATTTTTAAGCAAACAAAAGTACCAAGTTTACGCAATAGGAGTTATTGCAGTATATTTTTTAACCCGATTTTTATATTAATTATGAGTATCAGAGCAAAACAAAAATTCTATAACCAGGCCGTAACGCTTGGAATAGATTTAAAGGATTTGGATGTTGAGAGATTAGATTTTTCAGCACCACAGAAACACAAAAGCAGTTTTAAGAAACGAGCTTCAGAAATAAAAGAATTATACAACTATCGATTTCCTGTTTATGTAGAGCCTCGCAGTTTTGATTTTGGATTGTTTAACATTGAATTTACAAGAAAATGACAGATCAAGAAAAAAAGGAATTAGACTTTGTCTTAAAGACCGGATTGAAATGCGCTATTGGAATAGCATTATTCTTTTTTGCATTACTAATTTTAACATCTATCCTATGAAAAAACTAATATTAGATTCGATAAAGGATTTTTGTAATGAGAAATATAATTGGTTTGATTACTATATTAACTCCAAATGCTTTGAAATTTACGATAAAGATTTTAATTGCATTGCCGTAGTTGATTTTGAGGTTGAGGTTGAGGTGTATCGTAAGCCATGTACCGGTAATTATTTTAATCCACCGGAGACAGGTGAATGTGATTTTATACTTTACGAGATAACTGTGCATGAAGTTTATAATTCAAAAGGACAATTATTGCCAAACTATAAAGTAAAATTACAAAACGAATTAGATAACGTAAAAGGTAAAATAATATGAAAAAAGAAAAAAATCTCGGAGGCAGACCTAAAGCATTTATTGACGATGTGGCTGTTGTTTTGCCAATATCAGTTCCAAGTAAAGAGCGTGAAAGATTGCGGATCAAATGGAACAAAGATTTAGATGAATTTAGAATTAAAAAATAAATTTGTTTATTAATTATAAATTACTATATTTGTAACCGAGTTGGTCAGAACTCTAAACCGAAGCATAACTAATTCCCTTCTGACCTTACGACTGACCTCGTTTGTATTGGAAGGGATTTTTTATTTAAACTATTATGAAAACACTATTTGACAATTTAAAAGAAGAACACAAATTGCAGTTGGAAGTGATGAAAGAAATTTATCCAAACTCCCACGCAAGATTGGTAAAAGCATTAGAAGAAAATTATTTGTATTCTCTACTGACAATATCGGATGCTTATACCTTGATTTTAAACACGAGTAACAAAAGCTTTTCAATAACTAACCTATCAGACCTATTTTATGAGTAAAGATTTATTTCAGATGATGAGAGAGCAAGAAGTACAAACGCAGAATTTCTTGCCAAACAAAAAAGAGATCCAATTCTCTGCAACCAAATTTATAACTGATGTTATAGATGGCGGAGAAGTTGACAAGTACGAACTCCTGGCACAAGCTAAAAGAATGCAAGAAGCACTTGATGTAATTACAGCTAAAATTTTAGAAGTAGTGCCACAGGAGAACTTTGAGGCATTTGGCCTTAAAGGAACTTTTAGAAATGGTGGTGAAACCATAAACTATAAAGATGACTTTAAATGGTCAGAAATCAAAGAAAAACTAAACGAAAGGGAAATGCTCCTGAAGGTAGCTTTAAAGTCTAATTCAAGCATTTACGATGATGATGGTGTTGAAGTTACAAGAGTAAGCACATCACCACGCAAAGATACTTTAGCTATCAGTTGGTAATTAACCAAAAAAACATTATATTAGCATATCATAATTAACAGCTCGAAGGTTTCACGAGCTTCTATTGAAACCACAAATAAATATAAAAATTATGAGTACTTCAAACCGCAAACAAGCGTTTGCACAACCATCAACAAACCCAGCCACTAAATTTATAGAGTGGAAATCTAACGACAAATGTTTTTCTTATTTTGACAAAGCAATCGCTGAATCTTTAAAAGGTTCTGATATTGATGTTATAAAAGAAAAGGCAAATGTATCAATTCCTTTACCATTTAAGTTTTTAGTATTAGATGAGTTATCATTTGTAAAAGGATGGAGCGATTCTTTAAGTGGTAATATTATTTCAAATGAAGTTAAATTTATTTCTAAAGAAACATTAACTGCTAAATGTTATCATAAAAACATTAAAGGCGAAAATGCTACTACTGAAATTGCCAAAGGTTTATATAAAGACATTAAGGATCAAGTTGTATCTGCCGGAGCAAAATATCACAAATCTATTTATGTGATGTTAGAGGATGGATCACTTGCGAATATTAAATTTAAAGGAGCTTGTGTTGGCAAATGGGCAGACTTTACGCAAAAGACTCGCTCCAGGTTAGCAGATGAATGGATTGTTATAGCCAAAGCTGAAGATGGTAAAAAAGGAGCGGTTAAATTTTCAACTCCTGGCTTTTCTTTTGGAAAGTCATTAAGCGAATCAGAAGCTATTAAAGCGGATGAGTGCTTTGACATTTTAGAGGCATACCTTAAAACATATTTAGTCAAACAAGATGTCAACGATATTGAGGTTGTTTTAAATGGTGACATTGCCAATGACTTTAATGAATCGCAAGAAGCTTCAGAGTTTGATGACGATTTAGATTTTTAAATAGCATTCAACACAACTAATTAAACCACCTTAACCGGTGGTTTTTTTATTTTAAACCAAGTTTAAAATTTTAAACTTTTTTAAACTAATTTTAAACCAAGGTTTTCAAGAATATCAAGGCTTAACGTCGATTTTAAACCAAGTTTAAAACTTTTTCTATAAATAATAATTTTTTTCTAAAATAAAAATATAAAATAATATATTTTAAACTTGGTTTAAAAGGTTTAAAAACTTTGTAAAGCACTATAAAATAAGGAAAGTTTGGTTTAAAATTAGTTTAAAATAGTTTAAAATAATTTAAATTAGTTTAAAAGCATTTATATTAAAATAAATCTTATATTTGCATAACCTCTTACACTTGAAAAGTATTATATTAATCCGATTTTGAAACTGAGGTAAGAGGCAGTGGATAAATCGGATTTCTTATTTAAAAAATATTTATGGAAGAATCTAAATTAAAAAAGTTCTACGAAAACTTTTCTTTGATAACAGTATCAGATAACAAAGTTCCTAACTTTATTTGGAAGCAATCTCAAAATGAAAAACAATCCTGGGATAGCTTTATTAAAAATTTTAATTACAAAGGCGGTTTAATTAAGAAGGATGGTAAAGAAATCCCTCCAACTACAAATTTTGGAATAGTTACAGGATTTGATTACCTGGAGTGTATTGATGTAGATTTAAAAGTATTT